CCGCCGCCTCCGCCGCCGCCTCCACCGCCGCCACCACCGCTGTCATCGTCGTCATCGTCGTCACCGGGAGGAGGAGTTACAGGAGGCTCAGGCCCATCAGGGCAGTTTTCAGCAGTCTCACATTGGCCTGTGGAGTCACAGTAAGATTGACCTTCAGGACACGTAGTACACTCTTTAGGGTTATCTGCTGCGTACTCAGCACAGGTACAGTCGTTACACACTGGAGGCTCAGAAGGACACATTCCGTCTTCGTACTCAAGAACACTAGTTCCATCAGGACAAGTATCACACCCGCTTTCTTCTGTAGCTCCGTTGTCACAAATAGTAGTGCCTTGTACACAAAGCAGCGTTTCTGGGTCTTTTGAAAAACCGGGCTTACATTCACAAGGCCCGTCTTGTCCGTCGTTAACGGCGTTAGGGTCGCTACAAGTTTCTGGGGGCGGTGTAGTACCACAAAGCTCGTCTTGGGGATACTTACTACAAAACTGGTCTTCAGTCAGACACTCCTGAGTTTGTGGATCAGTTAGTAGATCCCTATCCTCACAGGTTTCTACTTCGGGAGGCTCGTCTACTTTTAGTCCTTTAGAGCAGTCGTCGTCTATGTGATCTGTGTTACGAGTGGGTTTTTTACCCATGCCCGGATCGCAGTACCCTTGAGGTAAACACTTTTGTTGCCACGCTTGTCGGCGCTCCGTAAGAGTCAAATAAGGAGCAAAAGAATAGCCCGCTTCGCAATCAGGGTCGGTCGGTGGTTCAACCGTTATTTTATCCTTTTTACAGTCTCCGTCAACGTGTTGATCTGGAGTAGAACCGTCACCACAGTCATCACAGTCATCAAAGTTTACTGCGCCGTTATCACACGTATCAGGGTTTACTATTTCACCACACCCGCCATCTTCTGATGCATCTTCTAGTTCACCAGCGTTTTCGTAGTTATCAGGACAAACACATCCTCCCGGCTGGCCGTCTACTCCTTCTATGTATTTTCCCGGACCTTTGCACCGTGGGTCTTGTATTACATCACAGTCGTCAAGGATCCCTTTAATTATACCGCCTGTAGTTTCTTGACCGCCTGAGTTTTCACCGCCAGTACAGTTTATGTACCCATTGTCTTCACAGGCTATTATATTTTCGTTAAAGTAGTTTTCTTCTAAACACTTAGTTTCGTCAAACGGGTCTACAATGGTAGGGTCTTCACAGACACCTGTATCCTTATTAAATACAAACGGCGTACCATCTTCTGATACTCCAGTACACTCACCACACACTAAAGAACCGTCGTCTGCTTTTATTGTCTCAAGACCTTTCTTTGTGCAGTCATCTAAAGCTTTAAAAGGTATAACAGGTACACCTATGACATCTTCAATTTCTCCGTTGATGAGGTCTTTAAACTGATCGTAAATAATACCACTTAGTACAGGACCAAAGATTCCACCTAGTTTACCTAGAATAGATTCAATGTCTATACTGTCTATATCATCAACACCACCAAAGATATCCTTAACAGAACGAACAACCCAATCGCCTAAGTCTTCTAGTATTTGTTCTGGAGTACACTCTTGGTCTTTCTTTTCTCCACAAGTAGGATTACCGTTAATAAAGTCTTCTAAAGTTGACCCTACGGTTTCTGCCGCCTCTTTAATGTCACGCAGCGTAGTACTCTTAAATATGCCTCCTAAACCCGGAAGACTTGGAATACCTATGTCAACTAATATTCCTACGTTAACACAGTCAAGAAGCCACGTTTCAACTTCTGTTTCTGTTCCAGTGGTTTGTTTCTGACAATCTGGAGATATACCAGTAGCACCCTCTATAAAAACTTCTGCCATCTTTTTTATAGAGCCTAGAGGATCTTCTGGTATGTTACCAATAAAATCTACGAGTCCGTCGTACTTGCCTTTGAGATCATTAACAGCGTCTTCACCGTACTTCTCAATTAACTCAGAGAGGTCTGGAGCGTTCCACTCGTCATAAGAAGTAGTCGTGATGTTTCTATCGTCATCGTAGCCGTAAACAGTAATTGGATTACCGTCAGCATCTACAGCGTAAAGTTCGTTTACTCCATCACCATCTAAATCGCCTGACTCCCAATCAACAGCACCTTCTGGAAGATCACCAAAAAAACTTCTAAGATAAGCGTCTAGTGTTTTAAATTCTTGGTTGGCTATCCCAGAAGGGGACAAAGTGTTAAACCTAGCCCTAAGATATTCTAGTAGTTCGGCAAGGGTGTAGCCTTCAACTACATCATCCATTGTAGGAAGAATGTCTTCTGCCATAATTACTTACCACCCTTAAGTTGCATCAGCTTGTCAGCACCACGTATGCCAAAGCTGGCTGTGACTGCAACGTACAAAAGATATTGATACCACTCAGGTAGCTTCCCTAGTTCTGCAAAGGCCACACCTACGCGACCAATGATATCAAGATCGTTCATACCTACGCCCCACATAATGGCTATCACAGGCGCACTCAAGACTACTGTGAACCACTCGTCTTTCCACGAGGATGCACTAGCCTGTGCCATGTGTTGTTCCCAAGACGCTGTGTTTTGTATTACTTGCATCTTAGCTACGTGTTTTGCTTGTGACTGCTCGTGACGATTGCTCATCCAAGTCTTAGCGAGTCCTGCGATTGGTCCTATTAGTGCTTGTAACATAAATTATTAACCGGCAGATACTTTTAAGGTTCCAGAGTCATTCCAAAGTTGACCCGCAGACGCAGGATCTGATGTTGGAAGATTGGGGGCGGTAATGGTTCCGTTGGAGGTAAAACCCTTTACTGTTGTATTTCCGCTTGCGTCTATCCTGAGATCGCCAGTAATAACACTTCCAGCCGATGACCAAATTTCTACGGCACCACTATCGTAAAGCGCGATGCCGTTGTTGCCTGTACCAGCAGTCGGAGCATTATTCACAACATAGCCGTAGCCGCTATTATCACTGCTTGTGCCAATGTCTGTGGTGTCGGTGCTTCCGTTTAGCTTTAGGTAATAGTTTGCGTTGTCAAACTCTGCAAACCCGTTACCTACGGTTATTCGTGTGCTTGTGGCGTTATCGTCGATGCCGGTGGAGGTAAAAGTCCCATTAACAGTGGCGTTTCCTCCTACCGTAAAATTATTTTCTAAAATAAAATCTGCACCATTTTTAAAACGAGCAATTTCTGTGCCGTCATACTTAAAATATAAATGGGTATCAGCGTACTCAATGCTGTACCGCGTGTTTAATACACCCCCGGCAAACTCTTCCCAGTGAATCTTAGCATTTCCGGAGGAAACCGCAGTTTGGTCAAAAAAGATAGTGTTTTGCGGCGTTAAAACATTACTAACTATAGTGGATGCATCGCTAATCGCCAGTTGGCTGCTGGTGGCTGTGTCAGTAAGTCCTGTAAGAGCTGCTGAAGCTGTTTGTGAGTCTACGTATGCTTTAATAGACTGCTGAGTAGCCAACTTGGTGGCTGAGTTAGAAGACATGTTGTCTTCGTCTAGTACAGCAGTACCTGATACACCTGTGTTTATAACAGGAGAAGTCAGTGTTTTGTTTGTTAGTGTTTGTGTACCACTATCAGTAACTACGCCCGATACTGAAGTATCTACGTATGCTTTTACAGACTGCTGCGTTGGAACATGAGAAGCACTGTTAGTACTCATGTCATCTTCGTCTAAAAACCCGCTAATTGTTACAGACCCATCATTAATAGACGCAGATGTAATATTTATTGTTCCACTAAAAGCGGGACTAGCTAAGTCTGCTTTAGTAGTAATCGCCGTAGAAATGTTATTAAACTCTGTTTCAAATTCAGAACCACGTACTACTTTTCCTGTGTTGCCGCTAGGCAAAGAGTCTTTAGCCGCAAAACCACCAGTATAACTATAGTTACTCATTTAGACTTCCCTCGTAAATTCTGTACTGTGTCTGTTTCCCATATGCGTATAGCTGTCCACACGAGTGTCAACAACGCAGCTAAGGAAGGCAGTACGCCAGCCAAGGCACCAACACCAGTTGCTACAGAAACCGTATCCATTACTTCTTTCATACCCTGATCTGCCATCCTTATGCACCTTTGATGATAGTCATCGTACCGTAAATAATACCTGCTGATACGACAACGGCTATAGACAACAAAAAACTATCTAGTAGCATACGTTGTCTCTTTCGTTGCTTATAGATCGCCTCTTCTCTTTGCGCTTTAATCTTACGTCTCAACATTATCATCTCTTGGTAAGTCTCAACACCGTATGACCACACAATGAGTTCTCTTATCTGCTTCTCTTGTTCCTCTAGTTTTTTCTTAGCTATAACGCTATTGAGTGCCTGTTGCTCTACGGTGTTACCATCAAATAACTTTTTGAATACACCGGGACTCTCAGCTTCTTTTTCTGCTTGTCTTATGTCAGCAGCAAAGGAATACCAAGCACCCAGCTTCTGAGCAACGTGTTCAATCTCAGCACCTCTGTTTACTAGCGTCTGTATCCCTTTGAAGGTCGTAGACGCCATAGCAATTAAAGAAAGAGGATCCATTCATTTAATCACTTGGTGGAGCCATAGCTGCTGGAGCTTCATCGCCGTACACAGCGCTTCTAATTGCCGCTTCCGTAGCCGCGAAATCAACAAGACCGTCAACAACTATTACGTCAACTGCCATTGTGCGCTCTTGCCCGTCCTCTACATAGTTCACAACTACGCTAGAGTCCTTGAGCGAATACCCGTGCTGTGAACCTTCTATTGCCATTATTACGCCTTAATAAACGACCAAATCCGATTGTCGCTACCAGTAGTTGCTACAGTCATAGAGCTTGTTGCTGCTGTTCCGCTTTGAACAGTGTGACCGGCCCATACGTGCATATCTCTGTTAAAAGTTGTTTCAAAATCTGCGCCGTTAAGATCAGGAATCGCATAAGAATCGTCAGTGTACGAACCGCCAACAACTATGGCACCGTTTTCTCCTGTATCAACTGTTAAAGTTCCTGTGCTTGCACTTGCGGCTGTGTCGTCATGTGTTGCCCCACCTCCTATTAGCCACGCAAAAACATACATTCCCTGCCGGTTGCTTGACCCTTCACTACATGACACAGATATAGATGATGCGGAGGCTGTCGCCGTTACTTTTTCAAATAGCATCATCCCGTAAATAGGGCTAAACCACTCATTATCAAAAGATAATACAGTACCCGAAATGCTGTTTATCGTTGTAGTGCCTTGAGCAAAGTCACCAAATCCTGTAACTTTTGCAATTACTATTACGTCCCCAACCGCCACGCTTGCAGACAGTGATCCACTGTAGCTGGTGGAATTAGTATTGGTGTCAATAACCTTTCCGTATGCTTTAAGACTAATCCCCGCAGACTCTCCCGCCAAGTGGGAAAACCGGATAGTTCCACTAGCTGGTGCGCTCCCATTATTATAGTACTCAGACAAAGCGTGAGGGACTGTGCCGCCAAACTCAGCGGCAATATCAGACAACCCTACGTTAGTCGTTGGTACTGCCATTAACCAACCCAAGGCAAGGAGTCTTCTTCAATTTCTCCCTGCTGTCTTAATTCATCTTCAATCATAAACGCAATGCGGCCATTAACATGCTCTTCGTAATCGTTGACCACTACAGGCTGTACCCAGCTTAACAACAATTGCTCAGTCAAGTCTTCATAGGCAATAAACGTACCGTCTCCTTCTGGGTCTAAGGAAAACGGTGTAGCTCCTTCAAAGTACCCCACGTTACCGTCATCGTCTGTTCCTGTCTTACGCCAACGAACGTTGACCACAGTGTTAGGGTGGTCTGTTTCGTTCTTGCGGGTCAGTCCTACTATTGACCAAGTATAGTTCACTTCTTGAGTTCCTCTATTTCAGACTTGAGTTCTTTGATTGCTTCAACTAGCAACGGTACGACTTTGGAGTAATCCAGTGTCATGTACCGACTGTCAGCAGGACAACTCTTGATTACTTCTGGCAGTACCTTCTGTACTTCTTGTGCTGACAGGCCCACCTTGAGCTTATCATCGTAGCCCAGCTTTTGTGCTTTCTCGTTGCCTCTGTAGTAGAAGCCGTTAAGCGTCGATACTTTGTCCAGAGCGTTCTCTATAGGCCCCTCTATGTCCTTTAGGCGTTCGTCTGAGTAGTACGCTACGATGTCGCCAGCGGCCCGTATGGAGTCTCCTGTGCTGTCTAGGTGGGCGTAGTAGCTCGTGTTGTTAAAGTCGTAGAAGATAGGAGCACGACAAGAGCCAACAGCACGGACATAGCTGGTATAGATCATGCACTCGTTGTTGTTGTTCGTTTGTAAGCGGAGTTGGTTAGTTCCAGTGCGTATCCTGACCGCCCACGCGCCATCGTTATCTAGAAGTCCGTGCTCCCCAGAACCGTTACCGTACCAGTATCCTTGCAGGGTAGAATCAGCGTCATATAGACGCACTCCACCGCCTCCTGTAGAGTTATATTTAATATCAAGGTATTCGCCTGTGCTATATACCCCTGACCCACTAAAGACTCCAGCCCCATCAATCTTAGCTACGTTTGTTGTGTCGTTTCTAAAGATAAACCCACGGTTAGTGCCGTTAGACATTCTGAAGTACATAGCGTAATCAGAAGCGTTAGCGTTTGCTACGTCACCACCCCAAGTTCCGTCTGAAATAGCAGACATATAAATCTTGTAGTAATCGTTGTTCCAGAACTTGACGCCTCTGCCTGATTCAGATAGGTGGCTTGTCTCGTTGTTGTACGATATGTTTAGTCGCGATGTAGAAGCAGGATCAACGTAATATGAGGTATTTTGTGAGTCATAATATATAGGAAAACGAGCGTCAGCGCCGGTGTCATAAGCGCGAATACCGACTCCATCAAACTGAACCTCTTTATCAAAATAGTATTTAGCTCTATCCGTATTAAAATGAGCAAAGCCCGTGTTCATCGGGCCAATGTCAATGTAGCCGCTGTTTGTTGAGAATCTTAGGGCGTTACCAGAGCCTTCGCTTATCGTAGTGTTGGCGTCTACTATTTGAACCGTTGTGCCCATAATGATCGCAGTGCCGTCCAATCTAACGGGACCATTGCTGTAATTAGAAACGCTAAGGTTAGAGTCGCCGCTGCTTCCATACCCGATATAACCAACCTCTGTGCCTCCGCTGTCTCTAAACGAAAGCCAAGAGTTGTGGTTAGTTGCTCCCGTTCCGCTGGTATCTTTGATGAATATTGCGGCACCGCTAACTGTCTCTGTAGTCAATGACGGGGTTGTAACTGTACCGCCAATAAAGTTTCCAGAGCCGTTGATGCCCTTCGCTGTACCGTCTACAAAGAATCCACCGTCAGCACGAATGTATCGCGGCGTGTAAATGTTTTTCGCTGTTTCTTGGTTGATGCGGAGCCACGTTGTATCTTGCGTTCCGATTTCACCTATGCGAGTTGTGCCGTTGTAGAACTGAAGCTCATCAGAGGTTGTATCGTCTGCGGCTTTAATTGCAATGTAAGACGCAGTGTTACTGCCATCGCCTACCGTCAAACTCTTGCTTATAGACGCATTACCGCTAGAGTCCAAGGTAAGTGCCTCTACACTGCCTGATGACCATATCGCCGCTTCACCAGAAGCGTTTTGCCCAAACCAAGTGTTTCCTACGGGGCCATTAATGTATAGATAGGATGATGCTCCGCTACCGTCTATCTCAACGCCGGTAGTTGATGCGGTGGTAACTGTTACCTTGCCGCTGGCAATAGCTCCAGTATTAATATCGTAGGTGGTGTTAATGTCACCATCCCACTGGCCTGTAGAGTTCCACAGCGGTACATTGCTGGCTACGTCAAAGTTGGGGGTGCTACCGCTACTTGCGTACCAATGGACTCCATCTCCAGCCAAGGCAAGCAACGAGCTTACTGTGTTGTCAGAGGCGTGAACCCAAGATCCATCCTCGTAGTATGTGCCTGTGCCAAGATATGTTATTGACGATGACCACGGCAGGACGCTGAAAACGGTGTCGTAGGATGTTGTCTTAGATGCGATGGTAGAGCTATTGTTATCTCCGACTACAGATATAGAGTTAGCTCTAGTGCCGATAGAAGAACCGCCAACATTTAACCCGCCACTAGCGTCTAGCGTCATCCTAACTGTCGCGGAGCTATACGCATCGTTGACTGTTTGCCACTGCAAATCGCCGTTTGTATTATTGCCAACGCGCCAATACTTTAAATCAGTACCCGCCGCGCTGTTGTACCACTGATAATACGGTTGAGTGCCGTCCCTTGCCTCAAAAGCAACACCGTTAACAGATGTGACTTTTGCGTTCCCTGCTGTAGTATCGCCGACAATCAAGTTGCCGCTTGAGTCGATACGCATGGCTTCAGTATTAGAAGGGCCAACTTCAAACCTAAGCGTGTTGGTTTCTGCTGACGCAATTCGGGCAAGGTTGCCATCGTTGTTTGCAAAGACAATGTTTGGGCCAATAGTTGTAGAGTCGGCCTGAAGCGTAATTTGGTCTCCTGCTCCGCTAGTTATATGAAGCGGGGTGTCGGGGTCAGTCTCACCAATACCAACATTCTCTGAGCTATCAATCGTAATCGCAGTGCTTGTGGCGTTATCGTCGATGCCAGTAGACGCAAAGCTAGTGATAGTGCCGCCTGATATATCATCGCCAGTAAGCGCACGTTGCTCTGCCTGATTGCCAGCATTACCAATGAACACCGTACCGTTATCTAAGTTAGGGACATCATTAGTACGCCCTGCGCCACCAACCTTGATAGAGCCAGCAGACGCATGGGATCTAATGACCTTGCCAATGTTCTGTAGCTTTGTTGTAGCGCCTGAAGGCTTGGTAGCCGTAAGTTCGCCAGCGGTTGTAGATACGTATAGCTCGTCGCCCGCTGAGTACGCAGAGGTGTCTATTTCGTACACCGTACCAAAGGTAACTACGTTGACATTTGCGTTGAGGTTTGTGTCAGTTTCCGCAATACCAAACGTAGGCATCTTTGCAGCATCATCCGCATCAGCCTTCATTACTACTGGTTTGTTACCGCTTACGCCAGATACATAAACTGCATTTCCTTTAGATAAAGCCTCTCCTGCCTTTGCTTCAAAAGCAATAGCACCATTAAACGTAAAGCCGTTTCCGTCCAACATTCCCCCAAGTTGCGGAGTTTTGTCATCTAAAATACGGCCTAAATGTCCAGAGGGTGTATAGTCACCCCAACGGTGTGTTGGCATAAAGAACCTTATATAAAGAAAAAGGGACTCCTAAGAGTCCCCTAGAGTTTTACTCGTCAGCAACAGCGAGGATAAATCCTGCTTCGGGACGGTAAGTCTCAACACCGTACAGAGTGTCAGCCGTGTACAGAGTAGAGAGGTACTCTTGCTTGTACTGGGTCTGAGAACGTACAGCCATTTGCTCTGCCATTACAAGAGCGTCTTTGTGGAAGAACAAGCAACCACGGACGTCGATAGAGCCGCCAGAGTTCTGAGCCGCAGTCTCCAGAGTAGGAGCGTTGCTAGAAACGTAAACGTCTATACCGTACAGGTTACCGATGAGGCCTGACTCAACACCACGACCACCTACAAAGTCAGAAGACACGTATCGGTCAATACCCATGATTGACTTACGCACAGCAGGTGGAATCACCAGCACACGGTTGTCCATCGGTACGTCAGCATCATCCATTAACTTAATAAGTTCACGGATGTGCAAGTCAGTCACGTTATCGCCTGTAGCAACAGTATCAGCAACGAGAGTAGCGACGCTAGAAGTATCTGTTGCACCGTTTGCGTAGTAAGCGTTGCTGTTGATCCAGCTAGAGGCGTCAGTCGGAGTAGCGGTACGAGTACCGTCGCCAAAGCCAGTAGCAGCATTGATGAGGTCAGTGTCTACCTTTAGAGCAAGCTGATAGCCAGCGTCTTCGGTGTAGAACTGTCGCAGAGAAGACAGAGCCTGTACTTCTACGATGTCCTCAATCAAACGTGAGTACTCAAAGTGACGATCAACAGTTACTTGCAACTCAGTTTCTAGGTTAGCCTGAATCGTAACTGCTACAGCTTCTGCCTTAGCAGATGCAGCACCACGGATGGGCTTAGGGATGTGAATAACGTCACCCTTCTTGCCAGACATAGCGAGACGCTTGACAAGGGGA